GATGATGGATTGGGTGCTCTTGGCCGCGATGTCCATCCACTCGTCGCGGGTCAGGGTCGTCCTCAGCGGGTAGTCGGTCCCCTGGTACGTGATGTACCCGTACTCGACGCAAACCGGGCGGTTGGCCGTCAACTCAGGGGCGACCGATGCTGCGCTGATGGCGTAAGTCTGCTTGGCAGGAGTCAGGTTAAACGTCTGAATGCTGTTGGAGTAGATCGTCAGTCCCTTGTTGTTGCAGGAGTCGAGCAGGTCGTTCAGCACTACCAAAGCGTCATTCTGCTCGTCAGCAGTCGGGGTTTCGCCAGATGCGACGGCCCCCAGCAGCCTCATCGAGCTGGTAATCAACTGCAAAGCGGTGATAGCCATGTTACGGGTTCATGCCGCTGCCGGCGACGAATATTTGATCCATCAGCGCAGGCGTCCATCCGAGCGCAACGCGCATGGCGTTGACCTCGGCATCAGTGCGGCGGATGGTCTTGTTGTCCCACTTCCAGAACTTGATCTGCGCGTAGTTGCCTGTCGGCGCGATCTGATCCGCGGCGTCTTTGGCGTCCACCCCGACAATGTCCCGGATGTAACCCTCAATGGCCTGCGCCCTAGCGCGAGCAATGGCGTCAGCGCCTTGGATCAACTGCCTTGTCGTGAGTACGATTGACGACGGGTCAGTGACCGCTTCTGCCGGTGGGATATCCACGCCAGTGAAGACCGTGATACGCGGACCCTCCATGATGTATCTCGGTTGCGGAACTGCTTCTGCCTCGGCCTTACCGGCCGCCGTATTCGGGAACTTAATGATAGCCATGGTTATGCTCCGTACTCTACAGAAACTTTACGAAACACAGCAATCACAGAATCCGTAGCCGCTCCGAGGTATAGGATACCTGTAAATTGCGTGTCAACAGAAGTGTCCAGTAAAGTTCCCGAAGAGTCAGTAGATGTCATGGTTGTAGTGCTTGCGTGCGCTCTTCCAGCATTACCAGAAACTCTTGAATGTTTTTGAGAGGTTCCTTGGTTTTGGATCCAAGACTCGTAGTCTAAAACGCAGGCGGTAGTAGATCCTCCAGTCGCCCCAAAAGAAATACCGGCGATCTTTACCCGCGCTCCTTTGGTAGTAGCACTATTTGTTTGTCGGGACGCAAACAAAGCTCTCAGTATTCCGTTCGGGCCAATGCAGTTCCCAGGTACCGTGACCGCAATTGCAGTGACCTCCGACAGAGTTTGGGTGATCCTGCCTGGGGTAAGGTTTGGATGTGCGGTGGGGGATGAGATATAGGCAGGCTGCCCCGTTCCTGAATACATCTCCTGAAAGATTTCCCCGTTGGTATCGTCAGACATCTGACACCAGTACCAACCCCCTGTAACCAACCCGCCGGACCCAGGCGGAAGGTAGCAGTAGCAGCTTCGGGTGAAAGCCACCGCGTATTGCATTGGTGCCGCCGCACTCAGCGTGAAAACCCCGCGAGTCCCGGTAAAGATCAGTCCGTTGGCCCCGCCGTCACCCGGTGGAAGCCAGAACGGGATGCCGGATTGAAAGAGTACGTAAGACTCGCTGGGCTTGCGGAGGTTCGTCTCGCCGTCGTATGCGTCCGCCGAATTCATCCACGAAGCGAATCCGGTAGAGGTCAGACTTACAGCGTAATCGCGATCCACAGTCACGATGGACCCAGGAGTAAGCGGCAATCCGTAGGCGTCGGACCTTCCGCTTTGCAAGATGAGTATTTGAACAGCTGCCATTGCTTTCCCCATTGGGCGGGTTATTAGCCCGCCCAGGTCACGTTACTGATAGAGCCAAGCGATCGGACCCACGTCGGCGGTGAAGGTCGTCGGCGGAGTGAACGACGCAGGAACCGTTCCAAAGGTGCCGGCGGCACTCTGCGTCATCGTGTTGCCCCCGTTCGCCGCAGCCTGACGCCGAGTCGTCGCCGTCGTGCCGTTGCACTGGACCGCCACGAAGTACCGCCCAGGCTGCAAGATGGGCGACTGCAGAAGTGCGATGTTCTGGAACGCATTGGCGCCGGCGGACAGGACGCCCGCAACAGCACTGTTCGTGATCAGGACGCCGTTCGTGTCGTACAGAGCCACCATCAGGTTGTCGGTGCCGACCGTCGCGCCGTTGAGCACGCCGATTCCGGTCCATTGCGCCACATGCGGAACGTAGATCTCGGAGCGGTACCACGTACCGGCGACGTGCACTGCCGAAGTGCCGAGCGATGCGAATGCCAGAATCGGGACGTTGGGCAGGATGCGCGGACCCTGCGGCGATGCGGGGGCACCAACCCCCGACGACGGGATAGCGACGTTGTTGCCGCCGAACACGCCAACCTGCCCCTGATTGAAGGACTTGGACGGGAACGAACGCGCCAGCGCGCCGGGAGCAGCGGTAGCCCAACCTTGGGCGATGAGAGCAGCTTCCGTGTCGTCCGGGAACTCCACGGTAGCGCCAGAAGCGAATCCGCCATACGGGCGGGAAAGAACAACAGCCATGTGTTTCTCCTTGAAAATGAAACGGGTCAGACGCTGTAGTACTTGACGGCCAGCTCGGGGTACGTTGCCGCCCACCCGAACAGGACGTCCAGTCGCATGATGCTGTTGTCGTTCGTACCATCGTAGAACTCCGTCACCTTGATGGTGAACCCCTCATACGTCTCTTGGGCCACGTCGATGACGCCCTTGCCGCCTGGGGGAGACCACATCGGAACCGTAGCCAGGGTGAAGGCGTCGCGATGGTAGGCGACGTTGGCCTGGAACGCCGTGCTGGCCGTACCGATGATCACGAACGGTTGGCCGTTGGTCGGGCTGGCCGTAACGTTCTGGAACGGCCCCGAGGTGACGATGGCCGGACTGATCGGCAAGGTAGTGGCTCCAGACGCAACGTCGGCGGTGAGGACGAAGTTGGCCAGGACGCCGGTGCTGACGCGAGTCTGAGGGTTGACCGCGTACACGCCGGGGAGCGTGATGCTTGCGCCCTTGTACAGCGTGCCGCCGCCGGTGGCTGCGACCGTGATGTTGGAGCCGGTCTGGCCCGCTCCGTTGATGTTGCTGGCCGTAGCAGCCGAAGCCGATTGCGTGGATACGTTCTGGCTCATACCGAAGGATAGGCCCAGGGCGTCAACCATGAGACCTGAACCGTACTGCTTGCTGACCTTGTCGCCGGCGTTGAACAAGCCGGCCAGACCTTGGATGGCCGCGCCGTTCATTCCTGGTCCCATAGTCATGTAGCGCCGCTTGTCGCGCGGAGCACCCATCTCGTCCAGACGGCGATTGCAGTCAGTGAAAGCGGCGAGAGCCAGCGCCTGCGTAGTCGGAAGCGTGCCGGCCCCGTTGAGGCAGTTGAACGTAGCGGTACGGGCCAGATCCAAGCCTTGACGGTCGATCTCGACCGCGATGGAGGCCAGAGCAGCTTCCAGTTTGCGCTCCAGCTTGGTAAGGCTCAGCGTGCGCTCGATGGACGTGAAGTTCAGGTCGCAACCGCCCTGAGTGAGCGTAAGCGGGACAGTGCTCTCCACGGTCGCCTGGGGCACGGCCACGCGACCAGCGCGGTACGTGTAGCGCGGCGGCTTCTTGATATTGATGGTTTGGCCGGGGGCATACCCGCGAGTCAAGTTGCCGGTGAATTCGTCGGTCCAATCCCGGTTGACGTTCTTGCTGAAATCCAGCATGTTGGTGAGAATCGCCAGGGATTCCTTGGCGACGATGCTGCAGGTGACGAGGGTGTTGCTCATTTAGGTTTCCTCATGAGAAGGTTAGCGAGCCCAACTGGCTCCTTGTTTGGTTCGCGCCGCGATGTACTGCTCCATGGTGGCAGAGCCTAGATCGCGGATGGAAGTGTGGGACGATCTTGGCGGCGTGGGAGGTGGCGGCGGATTCTTGGCCCCCGAAACGACCTTGGGAGCGTCCAGGACTGCCTCGATCTTGCCGATTTCTCGGGCAGCGGCCAGGGGAGAGAGCCGATTCAACCTGCCCACCAACTCAGGGCTTTTCGCCAAGTGATACGCGATTTCCGGGCCACGCTCGGAAGTCAGGATAGCATCGGTGACCGACGGGGAGATTGTGGTGCTGGAATTGCCCAAGACTTCATCATAATCAGAAATGTTGGCCCTCGCCGCCTGTTGGCGACCAGCCCACGATTGGGCGATTTCAAGGGCGGTACGTTCTGCTTCGCTGCGAGATTGAGCTTCCTGTTGGGTGCGCTGGAACTCCTGAACAGCCGCCCTGGCCTTCCAGTCCGTGAGATCGGCGATGTAGGACTCATAATCCTGGTAGTCGGCGATCTTCGGCATCTGCTGGTCTTGGGGCTGTTGCGCTTGGGGGCGCTGTTGGGGGGGTTGTTTCCCTTCGGCGATTCCCCGCCAATAGGCAGCTTCGCGCTCCGCTTCGTGCTTGGCGCGAGTGATTTCGTTGATGCGCTCCTGTGCGGAACGACGGCGAGCTGCGGCCTGATCTACGGTCTCAGGTTGCTGCGGAGTCTCCTCAACTTCGGGAGTCTGCTCGACAACTTCGACTTCTTCAGCAGGTTGCTCGATGACTTCTTGGACTTCGTTTTCTTCTGGCATGGCTATCTCCACGAGGGCCTATTGCGCCTGAGTTCCCTGCCGGCCAGCAGGAGGGGCAGAATCGTTCTTCGCAGTGTCGCTGGACACCGTACTTGCTAGTTGTGGGGGCGGTTCCATGCTCTTCAGGAGCAGGGCGATCATCCCCTTCAATTCTTCAATGTCGCGCTGAGTCTGGTTCTTCTCAGCCGCGATAGCTTGATCGCTCTCAGCCTTGATCTGGGCTACGGCCACCCCAGATTGCGCCTCTTGCAGCGCCTGTTCGAGCTGCTTGATATATTCCGTGGCCTGAGACATCATCTCCCGAACTTGCGGGGGAATCTGTTGTTGCTCCTCGCCTTCGGTCGTCCTGAACTCAGGCGGGATGGTCTTGAGGATACGGTCAGAGATGTTCGCAGCCCCCGGCCAGTCCATGGCCTTAACCACTTCGTCGCCCGCAACGTCCATCAGCTTCGGCCACGTACCCGCCATCTCCATCATGGCTGCCCTGGCTTCTTCCCGCAACGAGGAGTAACTTGGGCCGGCCTGGACGATGACTGAGTACTTGCCTACAGTGACGTCGTTGAGAATCTGCTGAACCGCCTCTACAGTGCCGTCCGGCCTCTCCACCAGTTGAGGAGTCTTTGGTCTGGAGTTGATCGGAGCATGGCTGATCGAATCGTCTCTGCCGATGATCTGGACAATCCGCTCCCCAGAATATACCTTGGGGATCATGTCAATCAGGCACTGACCCGCGTGCCGCACCGTGCGGTGGAGGTTGTCGGTATAGTGGAAGTTGGACAGGTCACTCTGCTGTTTGCGGGAACCGATGGCCACACCGCTGGTTTCGTTGCCGCGTGCCCCCAAGCTCGCGTCGTAGATGCCCGTGACTGCCTTGATCTCGTCAGCGGCGTGCATGGCCATCTGCAGGATGCCGTGTGGCACGTCCGCCATGGGCTGGCGCGAGGGCGGGGGCGCAAGTACCCCGTTGATCGCCTTGGGCTTGTACTCCAAATACGAGAAGGACCGAACGTTGGCCTGTCTCCATTGCTCTTCGTGGCCCGCAAACTGTCCCTCCGCACCAATGTACGGAGTCTTGGGACGCATGCTGACTTCCTCGGTGGCCGAGGTCATCCAGAAATTGTACATCCGGGCCGAGTCTTTGGAGTCCCGAATGATGCCCGAGTATGTGACCTCGCCCTCAATGTCGACCTCAGAACCGATAACCATGAATACCGGGATGTAGTGGCAGGGTATCTCCGTCTCTTCCAGCACATCCTTGAATTCGGCCAGAGAGAATACCGACGACCTTGCCCCGGCCACCTTAGTCTCTCTCCCAGCCAACTTCCGCCACATAACCTTGCGCTTGTAGGAGGGGCGGCTTTTGAGGATGGTTACCCCGAACGGCAATTCAATCAGGTCACTCTTGAACCCAGACTCGCCGTTGGATAGTTGGATTAACTCGTCTGCTTTACGCTCGATACTGTAGTACTCAACGATGACGATGTCGTCTTCAGTCTCTACCTGTTCATTGGAAAGCTCGGCGTTTGGGTATTCCTTCTTGAACTCAGACCGGGCCATCGACGACTCTATGAAGCACCAATTCATGTCGCTGGCGTCGGGCTGCTTGGACGACGGGTCAATCCTGACAGCTAACGGGTTGCGAATACGGTCGAACTTAATGACCTGGTCGAACGATGACTCGCTCTCGTAGTCGGTGATGAATCGGAAAAACCCAAACCCCGCCGACGCTGCGCCTTGAACGGCAGTGTCGTAGCAGATGTCGGCCTTGCTGACGTACTCGATGCTCCTTGCCATCCCCTCCAGGATCAAGGCCACTTCCTTGCTGGCCCCGTCGTTGGCTGGATGAACATGAATGGCCGGGCGGTTCTGGCGCTGGTCGTTGACAACTTGCCGCAGGAACGCCTGGTGTTTGTTGATCGTCAGGCACGGGCGCTGCTCGGCTTCTCGCATTCTCTTGGCGTCAGCCGGCCACTGATCCCCTTTAAGGAACTCCAGGTCATTCTTGGCTTCCTTGCGATTCTCCCGACCAGCCGTTTCCGCGGCTTTGAACCGCTCATTGGCCAGGTCGAGGATGTCGTCCTTATTGGCCATCACCAGCCCCCCATAAATCTTTCAATGCAATCCCCCCAGCAGTGCCGGTGAATATCGCGGCGGCGAGCCGTGGATCAATGCTCCCCAGCAAGTCGCTCTTGCCCAAATTGGCTGGGTCAAAGGCGGCAAACGGGGAACGAAGGTTCTGAGGAGGGACGACGTGACTAAGGGAACCAATATGCTCATAATCATTCCGGTACGGGATGTGAGAATGCTTATCAAAGATTTCACTGCGGCCCCTCAACGCTTGTTTCCTTCTGGCTTGCTCTGGCAACAGTTCCGCCACTTCCGTGTCCGCCATGGGCTGCTTATAAGGCATGTATGGCCTATCATTCTTGAACAGGACAGGATAAGTAGCCCCAACCGGACCGTCATACTCATTCGCCTGATCTAGCCCGTAAAATCTTTCCTCAGCCGCTCTTTTGGTCCCGACATGCGTCCCCAGGAAATCAGCAGGGACACCCCCTCGCTCCTCGATCATGTAATCCATGGGGGTCTTGGACTTCAGAGGGTCGAGGGACCTAATCTCGTCTTCAGCCTGGCTGTAATGGTATCCCTTCCCCTTGAACCCCATTGCTTCGGCACGTTCCTGCGCAGTGTTGTCCGGTCGCAGGCCGAGGCCACCTTCACTGACAGGCTTCGCCGCGTTGCGTTGGGCGGTGACGAATGCTTGAGCCCTCGACACCGGGTTATGGCCCAGCCGTTTGGCCGCAGCGATAGACTTCAGCGAGCCCAAAGCGCCACCAAGGCCAGCCAGCTTCGATAGAACGCCCTGTGGCAAGAAATCCTCGATCGGAACATGGCCCAAACCGGGCTCCGGAAGACCGGAACGAATGTCCCAGGGCTCTGGCTCTTTGGCCAGCTTCCTAAGATCAACCCCGTAAAGGTCAGACAGCTTCGGCATCAGTGAAGATTTCTATACGTGCGCTGGGGGCGGAACATCAAGTGAGGCTCAGATTGAATGGTAACGAATCCGAATCCTCCGTACCAGTCGATCAATCGTTCTTGGTCCTTGTCGCATTCCGCCTGAACGTGGATCAACAGCCCGACGTTGGCGGAATCAGCCCGGTCGCAAGCCTGTTGCATGGCCTTCGTGCCCCAGCCCTGGCCCCGATTTTCCGGGGGAACGTACACATTGCTGACTTCCCACACGAGATTCTGCAAGTTCTTGGGGACCGCCAAAGTGGCCCCGACAGCCAAAGTGGCTGGCCCAACTCCGATGGTGTTTTTTCCGTTCATGACATCCACGCGAAACCTCCCAGATGTTGGATTGCTCGATCTTCTTCCTCTTTGGGGGCTGGCTTCACCTTGAAGTACTCCGATCTCGTCATGACGATGTACCGCATGCAATCCATCAGATGGTCGTTGATCTTAACGACTTGCCCTTTATCGTCCCTGCGATATAGACGGAATTCGCTCTTCCAGTTGTTGAGGCTTGAAAACACCTTCATCTTGCCGTACGACAGCCTCTGCCAGACGGCGTAAATCCCAGCCTCCTTGGCGTTGTTGGCGTTCATCAGATCCAGCCCGAGATCCTCGTACTGCTGTTTCAGCTGTTCGCCGTCGCGCTGGGATCTGCCCCGTGCAGCCGGGTCAATACAACCGGGAATCCATTTCCCACGGCCCCGGATGGACTCAGCATGGACGGACGGCTCTGCCTGCCCCCGGTAATGCTCGCTGTAGAGGTAAATGATGTCCGATTCCAGGTCATGGGCACCCCACAAAGCGGCAGTCCTGTTCCAGCCCACGTCGAGGGCGTACCCACGCGGCCAATGGTCTGGGATAACAAAATCTGGAACAATGATGTCGCTTTCCGGGACCGGGTAAATGGCCCCAGCACCCAGCTGAGGAATCCCCTTGGTTCTGGAGTCCCTCTGGAACGGGGGAATCGAGTCCCAGAGCTGCTGCTTCGCTGCCGGGCTCAGGTGAGGAACATCGTCCCAGCTAGCCGAAACGACAAACTTAGACTGAGATTCGTCGGCCTCGCCGTCTTCCGATTCCGTGCCCTTCGGAAGTATGGATAGGACCACTTCCGACATCCCCATGAGCGGGGTGAACGTCAGCATGACCATCCCGTTGTTGGTCATGGTCCTCATCAGACATTCCGTATACACATCCATGGGCGGTTCTTCATCCAGAAGAATCACGTCCTGTTCCGTTCCTTGGAATGCCTCGCGCCGTTGGTCGTAGGACTTAAACGTAAGCCTCGAATTACCTCCGGAAATATGCTTGACGGACACGATCTCAAAAGCATCGGCGATCCCGGCCTTGTTGAGCACCTTATTGATACAGGCCTTGGGAATCAGGCCGGTCCCAAAACTGCCAACAGGCCCCAGAATCTTTTCCTGAAGAATGTCGCGGACCGTTTTGCCGGTATCGCCGGCTGCCCAGGCTTTGATGGGGCGGTTGAATCTTCTGCCAGTCCACCAGGGGGGGTATTGGCCCGTCAAGTGAAGGACTAATTCATAGCCGCCGACGCCCTCCGTCTTTCCGATCCGGTTAGCGGCCATCATCATCCGTTCCCGATATACGGAACCGGCTTCGAAGAATTGCGTATGCTTCGGGTACAACTCGCGCCGCAGAGGACCAGTATCGGGGTAATACGTGGAAATCTTGTTTTCCCGCATCCTCCGATTCTTCTCCGCTATGGCAGCGGCGAGGACCTCTTTAGCGATTTGCAATTGTCGTTCCTCTCGTTCTTGTGGGGTGAGGACCGGAGAGGTCAGGCACGGTCGGAAGTTCTGGGGCTACTTGCAGGGCCGGGGCGGGCTCTTTCGGGGGCTCGGGGCTGGTTTCGGGGGCATTGGCGATTTTTTCATTGGCGTACTCCAGGGGCAAAGCCCCAATGTTAGTTCTGATGAACTGGTCGAGCTGCTCCTGGGAATACGTCGAGAAGTCTTCCGACCCTACGTTGACGTTCACGGCAACCCCAGGGGATTTCTTCGGCACCACGTACTCCAAGATCTTCATCGCAATGGCCGGGAAGAACTGCTTCACCCCTACCTGATTCCCTTGCGCGTCGACCGCTGGGACGTCTTCCTCGCCCATGACCATGGGAAACAGCCTCATGATCTGGGCTTTGACCCATTTCTCGTTCAGGAAATCGATCGAGTCGATGTCGTTCTGCACTTCCATGACCGCCCGGCGAATGTCTGTCCTGGCCAAGAACTTGTTTCCTTGGCCTCGAGTAATTTTCAGACTCTCGATGGTCTTTGCCAGGGAATACCCGGACTCGACATAGGCCATCACAAACGCCCTTTCGTCGTCCCTCAGACATTCCATGACGGTCTTGGACTGTTCAACGAGATGCAATTTCCGCCCCCCTCTTTTCTGCGAAGCCCTGGATCATGGCCTCGACGTCATCAGGAAGACTCGTTTTATTAAACCTGCCCCTGACCTGGGTGATGAGGGGCCGATTGGGATCAGAAGCGTCTATCTCGACAGTGGCGACAGGCTTCCCGTTCTTACCGCGCAAAGAATAGACTTCAGCCTTGCCGGATTGTATGCCCGCTGCCAGGGCCGGCCCCAGCCCTTTTGCCAGGGGAGTGAGTTTCGTGAACACCCCGGAGCCTATCAGGTCATCAGGAGAGAACATAGGGGCTTCAAGGCGTCCCGACGAATATTCCCGATCAACCGGAGCTGCTCTCTGTTCCTCTTCCAGGGGCGTCAGGGGCCGTTCCATGACACTGGTATACTCAGGCCGGTATTTTCCCAGCCTGTTCAGGTCGACGCCGTAGAGGTCAGCTAACTTAGGCATGTTTGGTCCGGCCCCGAATCCGGGGGCGTGCGGTGAGGGAGGGGGCGACCGGACGCCGGCAGGGGGGGGAGAGTGAACCCCTGTAGTAGACCGGGGCCGGACCAAACATGCCTAAGCCCGCAGGGCAGCCCGCAGGGGGGCCGCCGTTTGTTTGGTTTTGGCCTTGGAATCGCCTTCGAACTTGGCCAAGACCATCAGTTGCTTAACCAATGCCTCTCTCCTTTCCAGTTCTAGGCCCTCTTGCCGAAGGCGATAATTGAGAATGATAGTCCTCGCCAATATGGCGCTATCGTCATAGCCAGACGGAAGGGGAAGATCCCAGAACCTTTTCATAATCATGATTCCTCATGATCATATTATACCACAGGGGGCCGAAACTGTCAATTGGGGACAGGGGATAAATCGAGGGGGCCGAAGACGTTTGCTGCTTGATGCTGCTGGGGCTATTCGATAGAGATGAATGCCCTTCGAGGAAAGATGTGGGACGGGCTCAGAGCGACGAAAGACATGGAAACGTGAATGTAGGTCAAACTTTTTTCAAGGTGTACCCCCATCCCCTATATATTTCCCCGTCATCCGCCCCCGT